AGAGCCAATAGTTCAAAAAACCATGAGTTCGTCGCAACTCTGGCACTATGTCTGTATAGCTCCAAACAAACTCTTGTAACAGGCTGGGATAGTCGGGCATCCAATATGTCAACTGCAAAACTACATTACGCTTTGCGGTTAAAATCCATGATGCTTATCCTTTTGTTACTTTCTGTCGGCGAATAGTTGACATGGGACTCATGCTGCCATCGTCTTGAGGTTTATCCCCAGCAAATGGATCCTTGTCAAACTCAGCCTTTGTGGGATCAGTTAACGGGCTAGCTTGTCCATCTTCATTGTTGAACTCTTCCGCTAGGAACTTTTGCCAGTTGGCTTGTAGTTGATTGTGCAGTTGCTCAGCGAGAGGGTTGTTACCAACATGCGCAATACGTTGAGGCTCTTTGGGGCCGTTCCAAGTATATGTTTCCACATCAAGAGGTTCACCTTGATCATCAACTTCCTGGTGGCTGTGATCATAATCAGCAGTCTCTGCCATGTCTTCATGATCGCATTGGCAATCTTGATGTCCACAAGTATCACAAACTTCTTGATGATCGTCATGCATGTGACTGGCAATGGGTTGGCTGTCAGGAGCACTTACATAACCCACGGGCTTTTCCACACCTGCCAACGCCAGCAAACGTTGCAGCATGGCAGGATCATCTGTGCTGATGTTGCTGCTGCTGGTTGTTGATCCATCTTGACTGTTGACAGTCAATGTATATGTGGTTGTCATGTTAGTTTGCACCTTTTCGAGGTTGTAATTTTATTTTAGGTGCTGACTTCTTGTCTTGCCATGCACTTATGGTGGGTTGAGTTGCTGTGGTAAATGCATCATTTTGACTCAGCCAAGGAGCCAAGGGCATTTTGTCACTGGGTTTTTGCTGTGGCTTGGGAGTATCAAAGTGACTGTTGAAATCATCAGCTTGCACAGTATCACCTTGAGCTTTTTTCATATCCAACCATCCAAATAGCTGGCTGCCAGTGTCTACATGGCCAGGATCACGATTTTGACTGACATTGTTCAAATAAGCTAACAAACTTTTGTTGTAGTCGTCACCAAATGCTGCAGGATTAAGTGGTTGCTCTTGTTGCATGTACTCTCTATCAGTGCTCAAGTAAGCCTGGTGGTGTAGACCATCTGCTTGAGCTTGTTGAGTTACATCGCTTAACCATTCTTGATGTTCGGCGTAAAGCTGCTGCGGTTCCTGAGCGCCACGCACACGTAGATGTTTTTCATTCATGTTCAATGCGCTGCGCAAGTCTTGCAGTAATACATATGGACTCAATCGCACAGCCGTGGCCAAACGCACTTCGTAAATCTCACGATAGGGAATATCAAAAAAGTCCAAATCACTGTTTTGAATACGTTGCGGCGTGGTAATATCGCGCAAATCAAACTTTTTCAAAACTTCTTCCATGGTATCCATGTCCACATCGCTGGGTTTTTGTGCAAACCTCACAACATATTCATGAAGTTGATGACTTTCTTGCAAATAATCTTTCAGTGACTTCATAACTAGCTCCTATAGCCTGTTATTTATAAACGATTACGATTTATCTTGTGCTTTTTTAATACTGGCAATGATTTCATTGCGATCCATAACTAAATCACCACCTTTTATGGGATCTTGAGCAGGATCTTTCCTATTGGCATCTAGGCGCATTTTGTCAAGTTGCAGTTTTATTAGCTTGAGCTTCTTTTCCACTTTGCTGTTTTTGGCATCAACTGCAATTTTCAACATTGCTGCACTGCTGGAAAATATTTCTCCAGCCAGTCGAGTTTCCACGTTCATACCAAGATCCAAGAGTTGTTGATGTGCTGATATAGCCATGTCGCCTAGACTATCCATTTCTTGGTCATGCTCATCGAACCCATTGATTTTACTAAAGGTTTTTTCCAGATCCTGTGCTTTTTCCAAGGCACCCTCGATGTCCTCCTGAGTGGGTTGTTGGTAATCAGGCAAACCAAATGTTTCAGCAAGTTGCTTGGTCATGTTATTTGCGCTTTTTGCCTTTGGAGATATAAATTTGATCTTCAGTTAAAATTCTAAATGTCATACCATTTTGTTTGCAAAATGCCATGGCAGCAGCCCATTTGGCCATGTTGACAATTTGTGCTGCTTTGTCTTGTCGACTGCGAGCATGCTCAGCAAATACTTGGCTACGTGGTTTAACTTCCACAACTTCATGGCGTTTTTTACCATGGCCATCCTGATAAATGATCAAAAAATCTGGTATATATTGGCTGCGTTTGCCAGTAAGTGGATTTATATAGTTAATAGCTATGCTTTCACTGGCCCATTGTATCACACTGGGATGGTTGTCTAGGAAGTTCATAACTGTGTGTTCCCAGCTGCTGCGGAAGTGAACATTTTGTTTGCCAATAAGCTTTTCAGGATGTGTAGGAACAAAAGTTCCTTGGCTCCATTTCATGATGTGTAGCCCTGAATATTACCACGTAATAAAGGATTGTTTTGCCAGTTGGGTTGTGTGTTTGCTCGCACAACTCCTATTTGGCTGCTGCTGTCACGCAAACTGTTATACACTGCTGTAAATCTAGGATCTAACTGCCCAGTTTCTTCATTGTAAAGTTTATTGGGATCAACTGTGGTATTTTGTGCAACGTAATAGCTAGCACTGGAAATTAACGGCTCACTTACGCCATCAGGAACTCCTATTTTTTGGAATACCCCTTTGACTCTATTGTATATTTGACTGGTGATTTGAGCTGTGGTAACAAACGGAACATTTGTAGTCAGCCAGTTGCCTGCATTGCCGCTGTCTTTAACACGTTCACGTGTTTTACTATCCACCCAAGCATATGCACCACCCGGCCCAGCTGTTTGTATGTTATTGCTGGCAATATTAATAGGAGGAGTGTTTAGAGCAATTTGCTTGCGTATGTTTTTTGCTATGGTATCATTATATGCCATTTTATAATCCAAAAACCAAAATACCAAAAGGACTTATAACAGGACTGATATTAACTGCACCGCCAACAGCTCCTAACAAGGGAACATAGACACTTTGAGCAATGGGACTAGGACTGTATATCAAATCACTTTTTGGTTGGTTTGCACGAGGATTTGGTGGACCTTGGGCTAGACCAACACGCATGTCAAAATCAACTGGTTGTGGTGCCCCATTGACAGTGGCAGTCTCTGGACTAGCTGACGGTTCCACTGTTTTAAAGTCAAAACCTGCTTCGCGATAAACTTCTCGTGCTTCTGCGCCTGTGGGATTTTCATAAACAAGTGATTCATACTTGAAACTCATTGTTACTTCTGCCAAACCACTGTCACTGCTGTCAAAACTTCCCCAATCTATGCTGCTAATACGCGGACGCATGAGCTTGGTTACAACTGTGCCTTGCGCCCCTTTGCCATCACTTCCGCCAAACAGGCTCCAGATTTCAATACTATCAAAAAAGTTTCTTGCGCCTACTTGCGCACTTAAACCATACCCATACTGAATATTTTCAAAACTTTGTGGTAGTTGACTGCTAGCAGGAGCCAATCCATCTTGGTTATCTCGGCTTCGCGGATAAAGACTTTGGCTATCACCAAAGTAAAATCTAAAATAGTTGATCCAGAGATTCAAAGCGCGATTGTCACTTGTATCGTGTAACGTCATGGAAATATCGCGATATGTAACTTTGGTATAATTTTGTCGGCGTAGATTATATTGATTGTTTTCTTGAGTTGCTAACTCAACTTTGGGTCTATCAACTTTTTTAACCAAAAAACTCACAGCACGTTGATCTTCAAACCCATTGAGTTTTAAAGGGCTTGCAAACATGTTATCTACTTGCTGTAGAGTTTGGCTGCCAACATTGGGATTGAGATTGAACCGTACATAATACATGAACTTGTAGCGCGGCAACGCATACATTTTGTCGTTGGTTGCACGAGCAAAAAAGTTATTTGCATATGGTATAAAAGCTAACTGAGTGTCTTGATTTATTGGCATGGCTGTAATATTTAGTGACAAAAAAAGGGCTTGAAACCAAGCCCTTTTTGTTAAAACTTCCTGATTTAATTATGCACCAGCAAGGGCTTCAGTTACTGCGGAGGTTAGAACAGTGTCTTGTGTGGCATTGTCATAACGCAGGCTCAGTGTTATTTGCATGGGTTCACTGCTGCTGTAATCAAAAGTATCATAAGTGACGTTTTGCAAGTAACAACCTTCAAGATACCAAGCTTCCAACACACCAACGTTACCACCATCAAGTGTTTCAATCTTGGTTCTAAACTTGAACTGACTGGCAGTTGTAGCACTCGTTTGTGCAAAAAAGTTATGTTGTCTTTGTAGTTGGGCGCTGACCAAACGGCTAACAGCACTGGTAATATCATCTTGTATGGTTATTTCCACGTTTTGCCAAGTGGGTTTTTGAGGCACATACATAATGTTGTTGTAGCTGTGAATAGCTGTTTCACCAAACTGCACTTGTGGTCGCCCTGCGCTTTTAACTTGACGAGTTAGGTCTAAAGTTGGTCCCAAACCAGCAAAACGATCCATTGTAACACGGAAACGATACTTTAGCTTGGGCATGAGCATGCCAATACCATTAGTGCCAGGCACTAGGGGTACACCAAATCTGCTCAATGTGGGGGTGAATACCATTGTGATTCCTCCGATAATGTAAGATTATTTAGCGAAAATATTTTTTTGACAGATTGGGTTGAATGTTGCAGTATAAATATTTAAAATAAACTGTTGTATGCGAGAGTGCTATGGATCTAAAAACTTTTTTGAACTTGAGTTCCAGTAAAAAATGGCTTGCTACAGTCAAAAAAAATCCCACGTGGAAACAGCAGCTATCAGCAATATATCCCAGCATAGTCAACTTGAAAGAACAGATTTACTTATATTTTAATGATTTAGATAAACCACCAATCTGTTCTAATCCTTCTTGCAGCAAAACAGTTTCATGGCACGCAAATCACTACAGCAATACATGCAGTCATCAATGCGCTAATCAACTGTTAAAGCATCTTGGAAAAGACCAAGAAATCAAAACAAAAATACGTAAGACAAATCAAGAAAAATATGGATGTGATAATCCACTGCAAAATGCTGCTGTTAAAAAACAACGACTGGAAACAATGCATTCAAAATACCAAGGTGGCGCTAGCCCTTGCGCTAGGCAAGCTGCTAGCAAACGAATGCAAACATTAAATCAAATTTTACCAGAAATTTTGCAGGAAAAATATGGAGTAGCAAATGTGCAACAAATACCTGAGGTGCGTCGGCGTAGTCGAGAAACTCTGTTAGCCAATCACAACGTTATAAATCCCAGTCAGATCCCTTATATCCAACAGCAACGCCAAGAAGACCTTTTAATAAACTGGCAATCTTTATGCAAAACCGTTGTTATAAATCAAATATTAGATGATGTTACAACTGATTTGCCTTTTGCTAATAAAAGAATATCGTTTATATGCTGCTCTTGTCATTTAAATCAAACTTTACCTAGCGAAACATTTAAATGGAGGATTAGAGAAGCAAATACTCCTTGCATATCATGCAGCGGAATCAAGTCAGGAAGCTTGGAAGAACGTGATGTTGCTGAGTTTATCGAACAGCAGGGGTTTCAAATAGAGAGGAATACTCGACACATTATTGCTCCCAAAGAACTAGATATTTGGATTCCACAAACAAATATAGCCATAGAGTATTGTGGTTTATATTGGCATAGTGAGTCACAAATAGCTGACAAAAATTATCATAAAAACAAATGGCAACTTTGCCAAGATAAAAATATAAGGTTGATACAGGTGTTTCAGGATGAATGGCTGCATAATGGTGATTTAGTTAAATCACGGTTATTGCACATACTGCAAAAGCAGCGGATAAAAATTCATGCCCGTAAAACAAAAGTAATAGAAATATCTACCAAACAAGCACGAGCCTTTGCCTTGCAACATCATATACAAGGTCCAGGAACCGGGAACATTTGTTTGGGATTGCAGCACAATGATGATCTAGTTGCCGTAATGGATTTTGGCAAGTTAAGCATCAGCAAAGGACAAAAGCATGTCTTTAACACATATGAACTCACTAGGTTTTCCTCTAGCTATCCTGTTCCTGGAGGCGCTAGCAAGCTTTTTTCCTATTTCATAAACAAGTATCAACCTCAAGCTGTCTATAGTTACAGTGATTTGAGATGGAACACTGGACAACTATATGAGACTTTGGGATTTCAGTTTGTCACTAACACTAATCCCAACTATTGGTATGTGCGAGGTGATAAAAGGTATCACAGATATAGTTTTAGAAAAGATCAGTTAGTTAAACTGGGGTATGATGCAACAAAAACTGAACGACAAATCATGGAAGAGTTGGGGTATGGAGTGATTTGGGATTGCGGTCATAGCAAATGGTTGTGGACAAAAAAGCCGGGCATTTAGCCCGGCTTTTTTATTTAAGCTCTTGCTCCATTAGGTAATGGATCGCCAGTATTCAAAATACGTATTGGTATGTATATGAACTCAATAGCTTTAGTGGGTTTTATTGCTATGTCAATCCAAAGTTGATTTCCATCAATTCTTGCAGCAGTGTTATTGCTCTCGTCGCACACTACTGCATAGTCATAAACTGCACGCAATCCAACCAAGTTACCAAAGAAGTTATTGAAAGTAACCAACACAGCATCGCGTGTTTGCTTGTCATTGGGTTCAAACAAATACACTTTGGCAATGTTATCAAGTTGATAACGCAGGTAACAAATCAAACGTGCAACATTGATTCTATCAAGAGCGCTTTGAACTGGACTTAGTGTTTTTTGTCCATATATCACCAAGCCTCTGTTGGGAATGAATGCAATGGGATTAATGCGGTTTTGATACAAAACATCACGTTGGCCTTGGTTCAACTTCACGGGTTGATATTCGCCCTCGCTTGTCAAATAACCCACGCTGCTTACACCAGTTACCAATCCACGGTTAAATCCAGCAGGAGCAAACCAGGGATAAGCTACTTGATCGTTAAATGCTATAGTGCGTAGTGCCATCATGCTGGGTGGCACAAACACTGAGCTGCCATCAAGATTGGTACTAAGAGCCCAGGGATACCAAACAGCAGCATAAGCACTGTTGCTTGTTAGACCATCTGGTCCAGTTTCTGCAACATTGTTTGCATTTGTAGCCCAGTTAACTATAGCAGTTGCAGGGCTAGCTTGTAAACTACTGGGTGTATCACCAACTACAAAAGCAATTTCCTTTTTATCAACGTTCAAAGCAACCATTTCTTCAATGCACTCGGGATACCCAGGAGCAGCAAGCAAGTTAAAGTATGTTTCTTCAGAGCGTGCATCTTCATTGCTTACCAATGCAGCTTGCAAAGCTCTAACTACCATCTGGCGTTGTGCTTGTGTACCCCAATAGGGACTTCCGTCATTTTGGTTGCCACTTGCTGTAACCCATGTGCCAACGCCTGCGCTAAACCAGTCAGGTTCCCATTCTTTAACATTGTTGGTGCTGTAACGTGTGTTAAACAACAACATGCCAGTGGGATATAGTATGGGATCAGGTGCATCACTATCAACATAATCGCTAACCAACATATTGCTTTCACGTGTGCTGGGAGGAGTGGCTCCGTTGTTGCTACGAGCATCAAGGAACACAATACCAGCTGGTGATGTTTGGTCAGTGTTGTCTATTTGAACCCATTGACCGCCGCTAGCAACGTATCTTTTCAACACAGGGCCATCAGCTTGGCTGGTATCCAACCAAATGTCATAGTCTACTAATGCACTGCCTGTGCTTTGTTCCACAGGTGCAAGGCTGCTTATCAATACACCATTGGGATCAGTTCCAGGATACACATTACGGTAACCTTTCCACTGATTTCCAGCATTTACCATGATATCAACTTGGAGATCAGTATTAAACCAAAGTGTGCCTTGTGCAGGTTCTCCTTGAGGTGCAGTTGCGCTGGGTGTATAACTCAAAGGCACCCAAGCTGTGCCGTCCCAACGCAACAACTGCATGTTGATTTGAGTAGGTGTGCTGTTGTCGCTATTGTAATAAGCAAAAATAGTTCCCGTTGCTTTACCTGCACCAAACGCTGCGTCTGCAACTGCTGTGCTGTTATACCAAGGTATAGTTCCAGTGTTGGGGTTGGTGTTTTGCTTGACCCAAGTTCCATTTATATAACGTCGAACTGTTATATTTACACCGCGGTTTTGACTTGTTGTATTGATCCACACACTGTTTGCTGCTAGCACTGGATTTGTACTGGGCACAGCTAGTGCAGGATAGTAGTCATTGTAAAATGCCTGGGCACCATAAGTATAACCCACATCAATACCAGCGTCGGAGGAAAGTGGATTACCAAAAACTTCTTGTAGTGTGATATATGTTCCTGCTCGGCTAATAGTTAGAACATTGCCTGTTCCTGCCGCCACAGTAGCACCAACAGCAGTGTTGATTTCTGCAACTACGTTTGCCAAAGTATTGTTAGGACTTGCAGGTACAACTACAGTTTTGGCCCCGCCTCCAATATCAATAGTAAATTGATCATTACCAGCGAAAGCGGGATTGGTTATTCCACCGGTAACACTACCAAAAAATGTTTGCTTGGTGCTGATACCCACGTTGCTCCAAAGTGGTTGGGTATTTGAAGTATCATGCACGTAAATGTCCGTGCCATCATAGTTTGTAATACGTAGATAAGAACTCAAACCACTTGTATATATGTCAGCATTGGCATTCAAGCCCGCAGTTGCAAACTGCCCGTTTATGTTTGCTGCAAAAGTAGTCAATGTTCCCGGGGTTCCTGAACTGCCCAGTGTCCCCACACTTAATGTATTACTATTACCAATTGCAATCTCAGCAGAGACATTGCTTGTAAATGTAGGACTGCTAATGCTACCTATTACTTTAGTAGGACGTGCTTGCTGCCAACCCCAACCTACCATTACGTTTCCGCCGTTTACCACACTACTGTCGCTTGTGCCCACAGGGAACCAGTAGGATTTAGTAGTTGTATCTAACCCAAAACCCCATGTTACGTTGATTTTTTCAAACGTACGGTTACGGTAGCCACCATCGTCGTCCATAGCCAAAGTAGTTACTGCAAAACTACCAGCTGATCCCACTGTGTTTTTTGGAATAATAAGGTTAGTGGGTTCTGTAGTAAAGCCCAAGGCAGTTAAAATACCACCGTTGCTACCAGCAAGTGTAATTTCGTTCGTTATATCGGCACATTGCACACGCAAGCTAAAAACAGTTTGGACAGTTGTGTTGCTGGTTACTTCATTACGAGCAACAACTTCTGCACTGATTTGCAACAAGTTAAGGCTGGTATCACCGTTAATAACATTGACAACATCAGTAATGCTTTGATTGGTATTAAGTGCAAGGCTAATTCCATTAATAATCATTGTTGCATTGCTGCCAAAAACCGGTGTATCAGCTTGTGTGATTGGTGTTGCAGCAGAACCTTGTACTATTTTCTCTAAATCTGTTGCAGAATTTAGTACTAAAGGAGTTTTTGCTTTCCAGGCAAATGCGGGATTCACATTGCCATCGCTTTGGAACAAGCCCCAAGTGCTGTCAGTTTGCAGCCAATAGCTGTTGTTTGTTGGTGTCCCAGTGGGTTCAGTTGCGCTGGGTTCCAGTTGGTTCAAATCAACATCTGCTCGTATTACATAAGCGCGATTGGCTATTCCCAAATATTCGTAAGCAGTGAAAAGTCCAACTTCATTAAGTTCACTGTCATATTGTGGAGTGCCACCTACTGTGCTGAAGCTTGGTGAGCCATAATATTGCAACAAATCACGCTGACTTGTCATAAGCTCAAGCTTGCCAGCATTGGCTTTTGTTGTACCTTCTGCTACGTTTGTAGTCCCTGTCACTATTTTGTCTTGCGCGGTGGCAATGACAACCAATGGAACAGTGCCAACAGGAGCCGTAGCATAAAAGCTCTCGTCGGTTACCGTTACTGAAACGCCAGGGGAAACTAAGTCGGCCATTGATTACCTCTCTAGAAAATGAATGCTTGTTATTTATAGGGAGGATGCCAAAATACCAGGGTTCGTGCATGGTATTTCAAATGCCGTTGACTTTAGTTCACTAAAACTTATATTTAGGTATGAGAAAAATTGTAGGTGTAGTGGGATTCATTGGCCATGGCAAGGGCACAGTGGGTGATTTTTTAGTTAGTGAATACAAGTTCACCTCATGTAGTTTTGCACACACACTAAAAACTGCTGTTAGTGCTATTTTTCACTGGCCACGTGAGCTCCTTGAAGGTTCAACTTTGGAAAGTCGAGTTTGGCGTGAACAGCCTGATAAATGGTGGAGTGCCAAGCTTGGTAGAACAGTTACCCCTAGATGGGTTTTACAACATTTTGGAACAAATGTATTGCGACAGTATTTTCATACTGATATCTGGCTATTAAGTTTGGAAAAGACAATAGCAGATATCCCGGGAAATGTTGTTGTAACTGATGTTAGATTTCCCAATGAAATACAAGCCTTACAAGCATGGCAGGGCGATCTTTGGTGGGTGAAACGTGATACCCTTCCCCTGTGGTTTGAGCACAGTGGAAATAAGGATTACATGCAAATGAATTTTCCTGAAGTGCATGAAAGCGAGTATGCTTGGTTGGATTATAAAAAAGATTTCGTTGTGTTAAACAATACTGGCGATTTGCAAAACCTTTATCTACAAATACGTCAGCAGCTTTTAACTAACCAATAATAACACCAAGAGGCATTGAATTATCGGTGTACTGCTGTAGCTCAATTTCCAAACGGTCCATCATTTCTTTGGCATCGTTTTTCAACGCTGCGCCGTTTAGTGTGGTTCCACCCTGCGGACCAATTATAGTAGCATACTTTTCATATGCCTCGCCCAGCATTTGTTTTGACCAAGCCAAGGTATAGTTGCGTATCCAGGGTCTAGCAAAAGGATCGCTTAACAGCTCATCTTCTGTTCTTGTCTTGTAAACCCAAAGCAACACTGCTTCACCACCTGTGGGTTTTCTCACAAGTTGCAGTTTTTTAGTTACTGTGTTAAAGGAATAGTTCAAATAAGCGCCGAACATACGCCCAGCTTGTTTGAGAAACTGGTTGAATGCTTCATATGTCAGTAGTCCCGCAGTGTAACCGCCACCAGCACCTGCTTGTAAAAGATACAAGTTAGTATATGCCAAGCTAAAGGGATCTAAACTTGTCCCACCATTAGTTTCACCCAAACCTCTACGAAATATCTGTCGCACACTTATGATTTCTTGAGGTAGAT